CAGGGTACGCTTTACTTCTTGTCAACATCTTTTCTAAGGGGATTGACATTTGATAACGCAATTATTATAGTTGATGAATGTCAGAATATGAACTTCCATGAACTAGACACGATTACGACTCGAGTCGGGCAAGACTCTCGTATTATGTTCTGTGGTGACTTTGATCAAACAGATTTGGTTAAACAAAATGAAAAAAATGGGCTCCATGATTTTTTACGAATCTTACAGGAAATGTCTGAATTTAGTTGTACAGAATTTACAATAGGTGATATCGTTCGATCTGGCTTTGTCAGAAATTATCTAATCAATAAGATCAAGCTTGGTATAGGAATGGAATAATGGATATTGAAAAATTAAGAGAAGAATTGGCCGATGATGAAGGAATTAAATATGAAGTATACAATGATCATCTTGGGTATCCTACTTTTGGCATTGGCCATTTGGTTATTGATTCCGATCCAGAACATGGAGAAGAAGTTGGCACCCCCGTTAGTTCCTTTAGAGTCATCTCAGCCTTCGAAGATGACGTTGTTGGAGTCCTGTCTGATTGCGAAACCCTCTACCCCGATTTCGGAGAATTGCCTGAAGATGTTCAGAGAATAATTGCGAACATGATGTTTAACATGGGCCAGACTCGTTTGAGCAAGTTCAAAGGTATGAAACGTGGTGTAGATGCAAGAGATTGGAAGGCGGCCGCAGATGAAATGGTCGATTCCAGATGGTATCGCCAAGTACCAAATCGGGCAGGCCGATTAGTATTGAGGATGAGAAGCGTAGGTTAATGTTTAATCATGTACCAGTGGAGTTGCCTGATATAACGGCAACAACAACAGACGGTGTACGTCTATATGAAACACCAGAAGGAAACCATTATCCGTCAATCACAACTGTTCTATCAGTTCGTGATAAGGGTGGACTGTTGGAGTGGCGTAAACGTGTAGGTGAAAAGACTGCAAACTATATTTCTGGTAAGGCTGCTGCACGTGGAATTAAGGTACATCACATGTGTGAGGACTACCTCAACAATGAGAATATAGATCATCATAAAAAGGATTTTCTACCGTTCTGTCTATTCGGTCAGCTAAAAGAACAAGTGTTGTGTAATATCGATAGCATCCATGCACAAGAAGCAGGACTCTATAGTGATAAATACAAGGTAGCAGGAAGAGTAGACTGTATTGCAGAGTATAATGGCGTACTTTCTATAATTGACTTCAAAACATCAACTAAAGAACGTAGTGATGAATGGAATGATAACTACTATATTCAATGTTCTGCTTATGCAGAAATGTATGGCGAAAGAACAGGTACAGAGATAGATCAGATTATTATTTTATGTGTAACCGAAGATGGTACTGTACAAGAATTTGTAAAGGATAAAAAAGAATATCTTCCTATGTTGGAAGAAACCATTACAAAATGGAGAGATCAAAATGAAACATAAAGCCATAATCTTGCTGGGAGCTTTACTGATTGGCGGGTGTCAAACTACGCAATCAGTTGAACCAAAAGTAGAAGTTAAATCAGAGCTATCTTCTCATGTTGGGAAAAAAGAAAGACCACGAGCTTTTCAAACAGATAAACCAGTGGCTTGCGTAGAATCAAAATTGGCCTTGGCTAAACTTGAAGAAATGGCTGGGGAAATCCCTCATGCACTGTGGTATGATACAACAAAAAATTATCGAGTATTGATGATGGTAAATAAGAAAGCAAAAACAGTAACGATCATGGAATATATACCAACCCCTAGTGCATTTGAAGGGGCTGATGATATACAATTTGTTTGTTTTTTGTCGATGGGTACTGGATTATATATAAATAATAAAATAGAGGCTACTAAGATTAGTTTCGGAAAGGAAAATTAAATGATTAAGCAATTTTTAGTAATGGGTGTTTTTGCAGCTTGTATGGCCTTTTCACCTGTTTTAGCTGCCGATCCAATAGAGGCTCCTGTAAAGAAAATTACAGAGATGCTTTATCCTACCGTAATGGTGGATATGGGGAGTGGAGTTGGTTCTGGTACTGTTATTTTTAGTAACAAAAGACCTCATGAATCTTGGAAAGAGGAAGGAGTTTGGACTTTAGTTATAACCAATCATCATGTGATTGCCCGTGCTATTTCCATCAGTGAAGAGTTTAACCCTATAAAGGGAAAATCAATAAAGATGGAAACTCGGCGACCTGTTCATGTTCGTTTATGGGACTATAATGATTATAGTACAGCTGTAGGAACCACAGGCCGTGTTGCACGTATTGTTGCATGGGATAAACATCGTGATCTTGCCTTACTACGGTTGGACGATAAAGAGCGTATAATTAAGAATGTTGCACACCTTTGGCCAGAAAATGTTGGTGGGCCTTATCTATTTCAGACTGTGTGGGCTATAGGTAGTGGCATGAGTAATCCACCGTACCCAACTCAAGGTCTATTGAGTGGTATTAGTGGTAAAGACCAAGCTGGTCGATCTTTGTATCTATCAAGTTCACCTATTATTTTTGGTAATAGTGGTGGATCACTTTGGGCCCATAGTAAGAAACGATATAGGTATGAATTGATTGGTATACCGTCAGCAGCCGGCGCTTATGGTTGGGGAACTATTGTATCTCATATTGCATGGTCTAGGCCTATTTCAGAAATTCGTGCATTTTTACGAGCCAATGACTTTGGGTTTATTCTTGGAGATAAGGACAAAGCAAAACCTAAGAAAAAAGAAGATAAAGATGAGAAAGAGGGTTGACAATGCCACTTAACTGTGGTATTATAAAGGTACAATTTGATGATACAGATTGAAAGACGTACAGGACTTGGGTGCAATTCCCAACGCCTCCACCAAAAGGAGATTAGTGTGGAACACGCAACTACGGGGGAAGACAATGAAGACCCCCTTAGTCCAAGAGGTAAGTAAGTGGATGCTACGAGGATATATCCTTTGGTCCATTTGTGCCGATGTGTTCCTGTTAAGCGGAATAGTTTATCTAATCTTTTTTTGATGGGGGCGAATTAGGATCGACTGGCGTGAAATAGAGAAGTGGAGAATTGTCGGGTGACTGCGTTATTGGTCAAATTAGTAAATGCAAATGATAATTTTGCAATCGAAGATTACGCACTAGCTGCATAATCTCATGGAGTTTCGGAAGGTGTACTTAGCAACAGAAACACCTTCCACTTAAAGGATAGAATGAGTCTATCCTAATTTGTCATGATAAGGAGATAATTGATTATGACTACTACTACCCAGACCGTTAAGGTCGCCAATGCACTAGTTAATGGTGCAGAACTTACTGCAAAACAGATTTCAGCACGCTATAACATTAAGAATGTTCGTGCGGTTATCAGCCAACTTCGTTCAGAAGGTTTTTCAATCTATTTGAATAAGCGCGTATCGTCATTCGACGGCAAGACATACATGAAGTATGCTCTTGGCTCGCCCACTAAGGCTGTTGTTGCTGCTGGTTATAAAGCATTACGTGCAGCATAATTAGAATGGGAGTTTTGGTAGTTTCTCCTTCTCAAGAATCCTTGCACTTATGATAGGATTTGTTATAACGAGATTCGAAAAAAACTACCACTTCATTCTAACGCACTAAGGCGAGTATGAAGTTACAGAGTACTATAGCAAGGAGATTGCGTGGATTTAGAGGCTTGTGAACTGCTAGAACAGGAATCAACCATACCATTCTCAGTGGCCTAGAGAACGCACGGGTGATGCCGTAATACATCCGTGTGGGGTCTAAGGTTAACCCCACAACTTATATAAAAAGGAATTGAATATGACACTTACAACACCAAAGATTTTTGCATTTGCAATAGAAGATATTGTTAAAGAAAAAGAAATTACACATATGGAAGCAGTACTTTGGTATTGTACAGATCAAGAAATCGAACCCGATTCTGTTAAGGGCCTTATTTCCAAACCGCTTAAAGAAAAGATAGAGGCTAATGCAAGGGATTTAAATTTTCTTCCCAGACAAGCGCAATTACCAGTATAAGAGAAGAACAAATAATGTATACATTGAAAGTTCCTAATGGAATATATAAGTCCGATAGCTTATTTGTCTTGTTTTATACGGTACTTAAGCATAGATTTTACCACTTAGTCAAAGATGGTAAGTTCCACGATTAAATAATGGACCCCATTGATATTTATTTAATGTATTGTGCGATGAAGGCTCATTTTGGTAAGAGTGATTATGATTATATCACCTACAAAGGTAAAACTAAGATCAAAAGAGAATCTTTTTACAAACGTAAAGATAGAAGTTTCTTTGTCAAAATATCAAAAAAATATAATGATCCACAAGATTATTTCTTATCAAATTTCATTAAAGATCGTAATGGCTATATCGCAAATTTCAATGATCAGAATTATGAGTCATGGAAACTCAAGAGACAAGGATTTTTTGAGGGATTTGGAGTTGAAATGTATCCGCTTGTACTATCATTTGAAGCTTTATTTAATATTAAGGATGGAAATCACCCCAAACTTCTAAAAGAATTTCTTGGTGGCCGCGTATCAATAGAGACAATGATTATATTAAATGACCTAGTTAATTATAGTAAAAAATGGGATAAACAATTAGAGGATGATGTTGTATGGCCCGATCTAAAAAAGTTTATGAATAATTACAAAAGGTTCTTGACAATTGATGAAAAAAGGTATAGAATGAAACTACTTAAATTGATAGAGGAGTCCAAGTGATGGACGAAAATAAAGAAGTACGAGTTGAAGGGTTCTTTGAGGCAAAATGCCAGGAACTAGAAAATCAAGTAAAGGTGTTGCAGTTTGATAACGCTGAATTAGAAACAAAGAACAAAGAACTGTTCGAGCGAGTTAATAAACTTGCATCTCGCCACCCCCAATGGCCGGTCGGGTATCGTCCTAGAAAACATTCTGGACAAAAGGCTTTAAGAGATGGATGATCTAGATAGAATAATTATTTTAACAGAAGAGATTGCTCTTCTTAAAAATCGTTATGAAGAAAATTCTGGAAAGGGTAATATAAACACAGCCATCAGTGTTTTGCAAGAAAGAGTTGAAAAATTAAAGAAAAAAATCAGACATGCTTGATGATATTACAAATGCTCCTATCAATGATTCTGAGGATTTAGGTCCAATTATGATTAATCTAGACAATGCATTGAACAAAGCAATTGTATTAGAACAAAGCAATTGTATTAGGAAATGGTGAATCCAGACGTTGGGTAGAAACTTATACCCATGACAATTGGACCCATGATATTCCAACATGGGGTTGTAATGCAATATATCGTGATATGTATGTAGATAATCTAGTATCTGTAGACTATGCAATGCAGCAGGAGATATACCAAAGTGATTTGTGCCAAGATACGATGCAATTACATTTTGCAAATTGGAGTATCATTCCTGCTGAAATTTCAGATATGATGTTCATGGGGTATGACATACCAGAAGAGTTTATTCATAAGACAGAAAGAAATGGTAATCATACGGAGCAATGCGTAGTGTCTGGTAAAAACCCCGGCAAAATACAGGAGAGTGTTGAACTCGCAATGAAAGCTCATCCTAATCTTGATTCAAAAGATTTGAAGATGAAGATGGAAAAGGACATTGGTGTTTGGATTACATATCTAAGAGAGAATGATAATGTAAAACCAATAGATTATCCTAGAGAATGGTCTGCTGGTACTACAGCTCTACATCTTGCATGTCAAGGAACTAATGGTGTGGAACCAAAAGAAGTATATATGTTAGGCTTTGATTTATCCTCAGCTGATGAACCAATAAATAATATATATAAAGGGACAGATAATTATCTGTCCAGTGATGCAAAAGGTTTCAACTCAATTAATTGGCTGGACCAGATGCATACTGTTTTTAATGAGTTTAAGGATATTACCTTTTATTGGGTAGACCCTATTCATCGAAAGAGAGATGAAATCATTCGTGTAGTAAATGACGTTAAATATAATAACGTAAGGTACTTGACAAAAGCAGGTTTTTGTGGTATATTTAACATACACTAAACATACGAAAACATATATTTACATAAGGAGAAAAATATGTCGTTAGCAACATTAAAGAAATCTAATACTCTGGACAAACTGCTCGTTGCAGTTGAATTCGAGAACAAACCTCAAGAAAAGAAGTCATACGTTGATGAGCGTATCTGGAAACCACAGATGGATAAGTCTGGTAATGGTTTTGCAGTTATTCGTTTTCTTCCGGCTCCAGAAGGTGAAGACCTTCCTTGGGCGAAGGTCTGGAATCATGCATTTCAAGGCCCTACTGGTCAATGGTACATTGAGAACTCTCTCACCACCAAAGGTCAGAATGATCCCGTGTCAGAGATGAACTCTGCATACTGGAACTCTGGTGTAGAATCCGATAAGGAAATTGCACGTAAGCAGAAACGCAAGTTGCAATACTTTGCAAATATCTTGGTTGTCAAAGATTCTGCAAATCCTGAGAATGAAGGAAAAGTGTTCCTTTATAGGTTTGGTAAGAAAATCTTCGACAAGTGCATGGAAGCAATGCAGCCTGCATTTGAAGATGAAACTCCTCTTAATCCTTTTGATTTCTGGGAAGGTGCTGATTTCAAATTGAAGCTTCGCACGGTAGATGGCTATTGGAACTATGATAAGTCAGAGTTTGATTCACCATCACCACTATTTGATGATGATGAGAAAATTGAAGAAGTGTGGAAGAAACAGTATCCTCTTGCAGAGTTTACTGCGGCTACCAACTTTAAGTCTTATGACGAACTCAAGACTCGTCTGAGCATGGTTCTTGCAGGGACTACTACGGTAGGAACTGCTGCTAAAGTGATGGAAGGTGAGCCCACTGCAACTTTTAAGGTTGACACTCAAAGTACACCGAATCCATTTGATGAACCCGTCACTGTTGTTGAGGTATCTTCTAATGAAGAGGATGATACCTTGTCCTATTTTGAAAAACTTGCTGAAAAGGATTAAATTATGTACAAGTTTTTAACTGCTGTATTTGCAGCATCTCTGTTGACATCATCTGCAATGGCTGGTGTCGAAGTAGTAGAGAGAGAAACTCCCGTCAAGGCGGAAGTACCAAAATCTATTACTGTTGTCTGTTCGAATGATGTTAAACAAGGTACACTTGTTTTGGGTGATCCAGTGAAGATTAATTGTAATGATTTTAATCTTGCAAAGTCGTTGCTGCTCACTGGTATTACAGTCGGTCCAGATTCAAATGTCAATCGTATTATGGCTGATATTAGTGTAGCTGTTCGTAAGTCTCGTATGGCTCAAGTTCGCCGTGAACGAAACGGTCATCACCAGGCAATTACCGGCCGTGATCAGTTTCAGCCTAGACATACTTATCGTGATCGTGATGGTTGGGCCCCATGGCGGCGTTCTGGAAGATACGAGGGAAGAAATTCTCTTACTAAACAGTTAGCCCCTTTGGATGATTTTAGTAAGAAATTTCCTGGCTTCAATCGTAATAGGGAATTCTTTGTAAGTGGAACTTCATCCTGCCGTGGATGGGTTAGTTTACAAGACATTCTTGAAGGACGATGCAAGGATGCAAAAGTTAAAGTTAGATAACTTTTTACGATCTCAAACAAACCCCCTCACTGAGAAATTGGTGAGGGGATTTTTCTATCCGTTTACAACAATTCTCTGGCGCGGCGCATTTGCTTGACCAATGGTAGTACTAGTACTTGGAGACACATTCATTGTACTTGCATCTACAATTGTACCGCCACCCCCCCCACCAGCAATAGCTTCAACTAAATCTTTAATACTTTTATCGGATATAGCTATACCAAGTGTTGGCTTAAACATTTGTTCCGTAAGGCCATCTAGACGGTCATGCAATCCTTGATCATGGGTAAAGATAGAACTTTCCTTTGTTTTAGTCGTAGCTTTTTTCTTAAATTCAATATCCAGAGCTTTTGCTTTTTCATTTTGTGCTATTAATTTTTTTAATTGTTCATTACTCTCTTTAATTCTATCTTCACGTTTATATTGTCTACCCCACATTCCGCCTTTAACATCACCACCAGCCAGTTCAGATTTCTCCTTAGCTATATCCTCCCTGAGACTAGCTATATCCTCTTCACGCTCACCCGCCGCGCGTTTTCTCATTCCTAACTCATACCTTAATCTTGCCTTCGCCTTCGCTTTATCATCTGCAATCTTCTTAGCGGCTTCATCTGCAGCTTCTTCTTTAGAAGTTGTCCCTGTAATCCAATCCGGCAATCCAATTTTGGCCGCAATGGCCTTTACATCTATATCGAGTAAACCTTTAAACCAATCCCAGACCTTCTGGATAACATCACCTATGATTTTCATTAATGAAAAACCACCCTTAGCTGTTTCACCTGCTTTTTTACCCCAAGTAAATAGACCAACAATCCATTTCTTAACTTCTTTAAATGCACCCACAATCATACCACCGATAGACCAATTCTTGGCATTAGCAAGTTTCTTAGCCTTTTCATCAAATCCAAACAGACCTAGTAACCATTCTGTTATTAATTTAAGGCCGCCCAAAACTAGATTTGGAAGGAAATACGCAATATTAATTACACTTGTAATAATATTTGATGTGCTATCAAATTTGAATAGATCGCCGAACCATTCTTTGACACCCAGAACTGTTTTTTTGATAGTTGTTATTATCCAACTTTCTTTAGGGTCTTCTTGTCCTGCCCACGAAAAGAGTTTAGTAAACCATCCTTTAACACTTTCCCCCAGTAATAAATGTTTTCAACGTCCATGTACCTGATCCGCCTTCTTCCTTTTCACCCCAAGTAAATAAATTGATAAAGAAATTCTTCACATCTGTCCAAACTTTTGCAATAGTAGTAGTAATACTATTCCAAGTTTCTTTTATCCAAAAAACAATATCAAAATATAAATCTGTGAAAAAGTTACTGATTGAACCAAAAATTGAATCGGTTTCTTCTAAACCAAAGATTTTTGCAATAATGTTGTATACAGAAGTGATGCCTATATCCAGTATGCTTGTGAAGAATTTTGCAAGACTCAACCATATATCTATGAGTCCACCGATGATATCGCCGTTAAATAACTTCTCAAATCCATCTACTACTCCCGTAAATCCTGTTTTGATGGCCTCCCATGTTTTTTTCAACTGACCCCAGAGCATTTCTCCTATAGGCTTTAAAAAATCTTCCCATATCATCTCTGCCCAAGGTAACAAATCTTCAACAAAAAACTTTTTGAGTTTTACCCAGGCCTCGCTGTTTAAGAATCCTACGACTGCGGCTATCAGCACCATAATTGCTCCGCCTATAAGAGCTTTCTTTAATTTATCAAACAATGACATTGATGCACTAACGGCGACATCGCCCGCCGCGCCGGGGATATTACTGATACCTTCGGCAATTCTTTTCAAAAAAGAAGTTTGGTTTTTATTTTGAGTTGCTTCTTCTCGTTTTTCCTCAACTGTACTAGTTTTGCCGCCTTCGATTTTGCCCGTTTTATCAACAATCTGAACAGCAAGAGCTTGTTTTGATCTTCCCGCTCCCGATTTTTTAGAAGCATCAGCTACTTTTTCTAATATTTTTTCAAATTTTTCGTCAGCCATTATTATTTACCCTTACCACTAGAACCGACATACAGACCAAACCATGCGGCACCAGCACCTACGATAACACTAACAAATGCACTTTGAGGTGCGGTAGGTTCTGGTAGACTCATAAACCACTCTGTTGCCTTAAAGAACATAAATCCGTAGAGGGTGATCAACATACGAGGCCAAATGCGCCACTTGTCTATCTGAGAAGAGGTTATATGATTATACCAAGAAGACTCTCCTGTATTGACTTTATTATCATCCTTTGCCATTTTACATCTCCTCAATTTTATTTGAGTTGTCTTTAATTATTTATAGGAGTTTTATTAATTAAACTATAGTCTCCTATTTTCTTGTTCGTTTTTTTCATTTTCTTCTTTTATATAATTTATAAACTATAATTATGATGTTGTATCAATGCAAAATTTGTTTGATAATAATTTTCCAGAGAATCATGAGAAAGGGCTATCAAAAAAAACTTTGCAGGCCTTCAATAGTAATCTTATTTTTCTTTTTAGTCTTAGGATTGGTTACAGAAACTTCATGAATTAATTTTGGCATAGTATCAAAGAAATTACCAACCAACTCAAAACTAGGTTGACTCATACTCTCAAGAAATTCGTCCAACTCTTTATCAGATATATCTATTTTATTATGAATAGTTTCCCCGTCACGTATTTCAACTACACATCGTTTTACCATATCAAAGACTTGTTTAATTTGTCCTTCATCATTAAATCCAGACATGTCAGGCAGTTTTGGATAACGCATAATCATAGATATATCATCTGTAATTTGAATAACATTAGTATGATTATCTGGCATTTGAACGGTAATATCTTCTAAATTTATTTCATATTCAACTCTAGTTTTTTCATCATCTGGACAAAGTAAATTGAGTTTAACCTTTTGCCCCATAGATTTTCCTCGTAATTGCAAGAAAATATATTCAATGTCGAATAGGGGATTTTCATAAGGGTCAACTTTTCCAAAGGTACATTCACTTACAATATTTGCAAATG